TTCTGCACATGGAACACAGAAAGAACACATGGATATTGCAGAGATGTGTAGGTCTATTTTTATTCAAGAATTTCCTATAGTATCAGAAGCATTGGGGTGGAATTAATATGCCAACATATCCAGTAATAAATTTAAAAACTCAAGAGAAACAAGAACTCTCTATGACTATGAAAGAATATGATCAGTGGAGAAAAGATAATCCTGACTGGGACAAGGACTGGCAAGCAGGTGTTTGCAATGAGGTTACAGAGGTTGGAGACTGGCGTGATAAAATGTCGAAGACACATCCAGGTTGGAAAGATGTTATTGGTAGAGTTGGAAAGGTTGATAATGGATTCGACCGTCGTGGATATGATTGGAGCAATTAATTATGGCAGGACGTAAACAAAAAGTACCCGATCCTCGATCAATGTCTAAGAGACAGTTGAGGCGTAAGAAACCTATTGATTCTTCTTACATGACAGACATACAACCCTTGACTGAGAATCAAGAGTTGTTCTTTAAAGAGTGGGGTGCAGACAAGAACCTCTTTGCTTATGGATGTGCTGGTACAGGTAAAACATTCATGGCATTGTATCTTGCACTCAAGGATGTACTAAATGATTTCACACCATTTGAAAAGGTTTATCTTGTTAGATCATTGGTAGCAACAAGAGAGATTGGTTTCCTACCAGGAGATCATGAAGACAAGTCTCTCCTATATCAGATACCATATAAGAATATGGTTCAGTCGATGTTTGAGATGCCTGATGATGCATCCTTCGAGATGCTTTATGAGAATCTTAAACATCAAGAGACCATATCATTTTGGTCTACATCTTTCCTACGTGGTACAACATTAGATAATTCTATTATCATAGTGGATGAGTGCCAGAACCTTAACTTCCACGAGTTAGATTCTATTATGACTCGTGTTGGTCAAGACTCTAAGATTATGTTCTGTGGTGATGTAAATCAGACAGACTTAACTAGAGACAAAGAAAGGAATGGTATCATAGACTTCCAACGTATCCTTGAGAACATGGAAGAGTTTTCTATGATAGAATTCGGAGTGAATGATATCGTTCGTTCTGGATTGATCAAGTCCTATCTCATTAGTAAAATGCAGTTAGGATTATGATCTTTACACACAGGGATGGCATTAGTCCCATTCAAATGGAAGCTAAGATGATAGAAGGTAGGAGGTTATACTCCACTCCTTATGGGAGGAACTATCCTTCTATCACTACAGTCATTAGTAATAACGCTGCCAAGAAAGCAGGTATTGCTAAGTGGAGAGCAAGGATTGGTAGCACTAAAGCGGATGCTATTTGCAAACGTTCTACTACTAGAGGTACTACGTATCATGCTATCGTTGAAGACTACTTCAATAATAGATTAGATATAGATTCATACAAAGAATCTCCACTCCCTGTAGTTATGTTTCAGCATAGTAAGCATGTACTAGATCGGATAAATAATATATTCTTACAAGAAGCAGCACTATACTCAGATCATTTAGAAATAGCTGGTCGTGTAGATTGTATCGCTGATTTTGATGGAGTACTATCTATCATAGACTTTAAGACTGCTGCTGAACCAAAGAGAGAACAATATCTTTACGATTATTATGTCCAAGAGACAGCATATGCTTGCTGTTTACAGGAGATTTATGGTATAACTGTTAAACAACTCGTGACTATTGTTGCATGTGAAAACGGTGAGACCCAAGTCAAGGTGCTTCCACCGAAGAAAGAGTTTCTCTTAAAACTAATACAATATCGAAGCGAGTACCAAGACAAGTATGGATAAATCAAAATTACTAGAGGATAAATTTATGACACCTGCAAAATTTTCGCAGGAAGTTGAGAAGATTGCTGTCCATAATTCTGACATGAATTATATTGATGCAGTTCTACATTTCTGTGAAGTGAATGAGATCGAAGTGGAATCAGTACCTAAGTTACTATCAAAACCACTCAAAGAAAAGATTAAATATGAAGCACAGAAGTTAAACTTCATCAAGAAAACATCAAGAGCAAAATTACTTTTAGTCTAATGGGTAAATTCTTTCAGTCCGAACTAGTACGTGGTACAATTCAAGAGATGACAATACTCCAAGAGTTTTGTTTTAAATCTGCCATGAACCTTCCCCTATTGTCGAAGGAAAAACAACTAGAATATTTTGATGCATTAATTCAGTTGATAGAAAAGCAGAAGATCTTTTACACACGTGTTAAGTTGTCTGATGATCCAGAGGCAGAGTCTATCAAAGAGAACATGAAGCAAGCAGCACTGTTGCTTGGTGGAGATCCAAACATGAATGTCATGGATATGTTTGACGATTTGTTAAAGAAAGTTACAGCATACAGAAATCATGTTGAAGGGCTTGACAAAGGTTCTTAACCGTGCTATAAATATAAATGTCGGGGTAGCTCCCTGACACGGGAGTGACTGAATCAAACTTGCTGGCAATGGTCTAGTTAAGGTGATGAGTCAGAGGTGGTGCTCGCTGTTGGGAACAACAGAACTGTCCAACCAGACAGGACTCATGCAGTACAGTAAAAATTTACTTATGTAGAAATGCCCTGTACTTGTAGGTATACATTATTCCTACCTCCCACCCTTAATCCAATTAAATCCGAAACAATATGTCATTCGCAGACTTAAAGAAAAAATCAAGTAGCAATTTTCAATTCCTTCAGAAGGAACTAGAGAAATCATCATCAAACAGCAATGCTGATGATAGATTTTGGAAACCAGAAGTTGACGCAAGCGGTAACGGTTATGCAGTCATCAGATTTTTGCCAGCACCAGATGGTGAGACAGTTCCATGGGCAAAGGTTTATTCACATGCCTTTCAAGGAACAGGTGGTTGGTACATTGAGAACAGTCTCACTACATTAGGTGAGAAGGATCCAGTAGGTGAGATCAATCGTAGACTATGGAACGATGGAACCGAAGAAGGTAAGGACACTGCACGTAAGCAGAAGCGTAAGCTATCTTACTACAGTAACATCTATGTGGTAAAGGATCCAAAGAACCCTGAGAATGAGGGTAAAGTATTCTTGTACAAGTATGGCAAGAAGATTCATGACAAAATCCTTGCAGCAATGCAACCTGAGTTCCAAGATGAGACACCAGTAAATGTGTTTGATCTTTGGGAAGGTGCTAACTTCAAGTTGAAGATCAAAAAGGTCGCAGGTTTCTGGAATTATGACAGCAGTGAGTTTGATAGTGTTAGTGCTTTGTCTTCAGATGATTCTGAATTGGAAGCAACATGGAAGTTGGAACACTCCCTCGAAGCGTTCACAGCAAAGGACAACTTCAAATCATACGAAGACCTAGAAGCAAGATTGAACCTTGTTCTAGGGTCTCCTAACCGTGCTCCAGCACGTGTTGAACGTGAGGAACTTGAGGTTCCTATCACTGCACCACCAACAGCAAGTGTTACTCCTTCATCTTTCAGAGAGAAGGTAGGTGCTGCTGCTAGTCCAGTCAAGAAGGAAGCAGTCGTTGAAGATGACGATGCACTATCATACTTTGCATCACTAGCGAACGATGACTAATACAGTTGACCTCTGGGTCAACTATAAAAAGTGTCTTGATGATGTTTTCCCTGAGTTTAAATTTGATTCACGGTGGTGTGAGTGGACAGGTAAAGGTGGTATGCAATTAACAGCAGACATCTTTACTGCTCCACACTTTATAAAATCAAGACGTGTAGATATCTACAACAAAAAATGTGATATCTATAACAATGTAATCTATCCTAAGACAGGGAGTAACCTTCCCTGTTTCGGGATGGATCTCATGGGTTTCCATGAGAAGAAAGTTATCATTGTATTTGATTTTCAACATCCAGTTGAAAAGTTTTTGTTTTCTTTACCTACATTACCCAAAGCTGATAAAGAGTATAGGTTCTTTGAGATGGGCAACCATTTTTCAGAGAACATTTTTGTTAGGTACTGTAACTTTGATCAGGTTGATACATACTTACCAACCTTCAGATATTATTTGAATCTCTACCGAGAGATGATAGACAAAGCACAACCAACAGGAGAGGACACATCATTCTATGCAGACTTTGATACATACATGAAGAAACTGGATCCTATCTTAGGATACATGACAGGCATCTTCGGTAAAGATAATGCTGATCGAATGATGGATGAGTTCTTCTTCTCGTATGCTGATGAAAACAAATGAAGTATTGGGTAACCCACTTTGGTTTACCCCAGTTATGTTATTGATGGTGGTAGTAATGATAGAAGGTTTGCATACTATGGCACATCTTCATGGAGAGATTGATGTTCATGGTCTTTGTAGACAGAACAAGGAGTACATTGAGATGAAAGAACAGGAAGATTATTAAATGGATTCTTATAGTAATGCAACGTGTCCAAAGTGTGAAGCAAAATGGTATGGAGGAGAACTTTATTGGTCAACAGGTAAGGTAGGATGTCCACATGATCTAGCAGGTTTAGTATGTAATCAGTTCGGTGATGAAACTTGTATCAATCCTTGTAAAGGATCTACTAGTGGTCAGACATGGGAGCAACGAAGAGAGTTTATTGAAGCGTTCGAAGAAGAATTATGACAGTCATTAAACTGTCACAGGGGGACTATATATCCCCCTTTTTTTGTGTATAATATGACTATAGAAACTAAATAAGGAAATGCTAGTCGAACTGTTGCAGCTCATGGAAACTACTATGGTTGCTACTGCACTTACTATCGGTGTAGTTGTTCCAGTTTCTGCTGTTGTGAATGGTGTTGCACCACCAAATCTATCATCATTAACCTCATTGTATGAGCATGATGACAAAAGAATTTATCCTGACTCTGCCAAGAAGCAGAGGGAGGATGAACTACCCGAACTAATCTCTAAGTAAACTAATGAACGAAGAAAACTTTACACCTGAGTATAACAACGAACCAGTGCCAGGCACTGAGGTAACGGAGCAACCTGGATTATACCCAGAGCAAGTTCCAAATACTAATGTTCCTTTTGAAGCAGTAGCAGATGATCCTAACGTGGTCATTACAACAGGAGCAGATGGAACTTTCACAGTACCACAAGATGCACCTGCTGAAGATCCTCGTGTGGATCATGTTATTACATTACTTGAAGAACTTAATCAAAAGGTTGAGCATCTAATGGAGCATGCACATCAAGCACCAGCACCTGAGATTATATACGAAGGTGTTGTAACATTACATCCTACTCCACAGGGACCACCACCTGACTACAACGACGGAAATCTTTGAGCAAAATTGACTTTTCAATTACATAAAACCTCGAAAATTTTTTCGGGGTTTTTTTATGCCTCAGAGTTTTTCAACCACATCGGTATGTAAATGAGACAAAGTGCAGCACTCCAGAATGTAACGAGTGCAAACACATCAAGTGATCTATGTTGTGTGAATATTAAACCTAACACAACAAACAAGATCCACAACCAGTCTAAGGTTGAGTGAATCTTCTGCCAAGTATCACCTAAGTCTTTGATGAGTTCTTCTCTGATCTGTGCAGCGAGTGGTGATACATGTCTCATCATGACGAAACCCTCATTGAAAAACATGAGAGTAAATCCAATCCAAAATATCATATACGATTTGTTTTCTTTAAGTTCTTATTAATATAGTCACTGGACTCTATGTATTTGTTAGATTTTTTGAAACTACTAACAAATGCTTCTAACAGTGCTGGTTGTAAGATATATATCTCTCTATTCTTTTCGTTCTTCTGTGTCTCATACTCATAGTTGTTTACTGGTCTTGATAATGTAGAACCAGGTATAGTAACTAGACTTGCTCCGTTGTTGAATGTATGAGTACTATTATAAAAGTTCTCATCAACATAGAGACCAGCAGGTTGTAGTACTACATCTTTTATGTTTTTATATTCAACTGTTTCATAGTGATGTGTGCCAGAGTAAGCATCATCATATTTGTCTTCAGTATATATTCTGATAGCATTATCATCCATTGGTAAATCATATCCAGGATTGACCATGTTATTTGTTATTGCTATCACCCAATCATAGAAAGCATTTTTATAGAACTTCTCTGCAATAGTATCTAATCTTTCACCAGTTTGTATGACATACTTGTCAAAGTATACTGCGTATTGAAATATGTTTTCATCGATTACATACTTCTTGAAGAAGTTTGTCGCAATAACATAATCAGATTCCGAGAACGGATAACTGATAGGAGTCTTGGTGTATTCTATGCTTGGTAATAATTTGAAAAACATTATAGGCTCGATGAATTATTTGATACTTCTTGATTGAAGATGAGTTTTGTCTCTAGGAAGTCTAGTGATATTTCTGTTGCAACTGGAGCACCATCTGAATAGGTTGCATAGTTTCCGTCAGGTGTATAGTTTACTTGTACTCTAGTGATTGCACATGTTTTATATTGTGTCAAGTATGGGTGTAAACCTGAACCTTTCATGAAAGATACTCTACACATGCGTGGTATTGTGATCATGTTTCCTCCACCAATAGAAACTTTATCACTACCACCAACATTTTCACCGTCTTTATCTAACCAAGAACCTGCGTTCTCATCACCAAAACCTGGTAGTGATGCTCTTTGAAATGTTCTACAGATTGATCTGATAATCTTTCCTTCTTCTGGATTATGAGGAGTCATTTTAAACTTTAATCCAAACTCTCTTAGATCTGGTTGATCAAATAATACTTCTACGTTTGGGTTTAATATCACACCTCTGGTTGATCCAGTAACGTCATTTAATGATAAGTTTCCAGCAACACCAGGAATTGAGTTAATACCTTGAGTAAACAAACCTGCAAACACATTCCGTAAACCTTCAGGAACATTGTAATCGTTTAGTTTACTAAACTGACCATTAGCAGCAGCAACAAGACCTCTACCCATACTACTGAATGCTTTAGCATTCCATGATGTTTTTACCTCAGTTGATATATCTTGAGGCATGTATAGAATGACTGGTCTATATCTTTTGCTATCTGTTATTGGTTTGAAGTTTGTTGATGACTGATTGTATCCAATATATCTACTAGATATGTCTTCGTTTCTTCCTGCTTCACCACTTCCTAATCTATCTTGAACATTTTCTGGTAAGAATGGTGGTATATATTTACCAAATTCAAACATCATATAGTCTGAATCTTTTTCGAAATAATCTGAGTTAGGATATCTTAAACTAGTACCAGCATCACCATCATGCTTACCTCTTTTAACAGGTACTATAGTTCTATCTTTCCCGTCCTTTCTTGTTGCTTGTGCTAGTTGTAAGTATGAACTATCATTTGTTAGATTAAATTCTTCGACTAGTTCATCACCAGAAGTCTCATCTGTTTCAACAGCATCACTTCCATCAAAACTTCTCTGAACCATTGTAAGGTTGCCGAGATATTCAGCAGTCTCATTAACTGTCTTAATATCTGCATCACTTGCTATATAATAGTTACTTTTACCATCATTGGTATTCCAGACATAATACAACTTAGTTGATGGATCATAATAATATTTGGTACGTGACCCACCATAATGATGCATGTCTTTCGTACCAGTGTCACCAACCTCTTTTGCTGTTTCTGGAAGTTTTTCTATTACTCTTCTCATTTTGCCATAGATACTGATTGTTGTGTTCCATATCCACGAATCATTCTACGTGCTTTGATTTTGTCGTAAAATTTTTCATTTGTCTCACTCCATACTTCTTCTCTAGAGAAGGTGTACTCGGAACTCTTTCTAGTTATAACAAAATCTTCTACTGGGAGGAGGATTGCTGTATCCCATTCTTCAGCAGATAAGTCTAAAAGAAGTCCATCTATGTTAGACTTAAGATATTTATGGAAGCAAGCCTTAGGTAGATTGATTCTTCCATTCATTAGATCCCTTATTGCAAGTATCCTTTTCTTAGGTGTCATGTAGTGTAGGTTAGCTCCAAAGAATTCTTTTGGATCAGATTTAATTACATAAACAAGCGGAAACTTGTCCCAATATGGTAGATATTTAGACTGTGCCTTGTATTCAAAGAGATACATGTGACCTTGTACTGCGAATCTTCTTAGTACATTTTCATCCTGTTCATCTTCAGGGTCTAGTGAATCATATCTTTCATCCCGTACAAATTTTGAATTGTCTTGTTTGTATCTGACTACTTCTTGCCTTACAGCATTCCGATACCATGTAAGGTTTTTCTTTTCACCTCCAGTCTTTTGAGTTATTCTCTCAAATATTGTTTCATAACCAGTATTTTCTTTTACAGCATTACGCTGTATCTCTCCAAATCCTTGTGCCATTGTTCATATCTCCTACACTCCTAGGTTTTCTTCAGTTAATATAAGGAAACCCATCTGCCTATCTGAACAGTAGTCTTCGGCAGCATCCCATTTGGCACGGTTTTTAGCGAACGTTAGACAAGCCTTCTTATAAGCAGAGGTTCTTTTATCTTTATGATCATACGGTGGTTTTGTTTGTTTCTTCGGTTTAATTTCGATTATGTACTTAGCGTACGTTCCATCCTTTTTACGAACTTTAATATAAAAGTCAGGATAGTACCGATGTCTTTTTCCATCTGTAGGACACCTATAAGGTATAATATATTCTTCACTGCCCCACTCAATGATCGAGTTTGTTCGATCACAGAATTTCATGAATTTCTGTTCCCAAGATGACCTATAAACTATGGTGGTAGGATTACCTTTATACTTTTTAGGGTTATTGGGCTTATAAAGTCCTGTCTTTGCCATATATAATATAGATTCCACTATTTTTATTTAGCGTGTCAAACATAGAGAACTTAATGGGTAGAATAGGAGCTCGTGGGGGAATGTCCCGTACGACTACCTATCTTGTAAAATTTGACAGATCAGGTGGGGATCTTGAAGACCTAAATTTGTTCTGTGATGAAGCACAGTTGCCTAACGTACAGGCTGCTACTGCACAGATGGCAGGAAGATTTCTGGGTGAAGGTCCGTATCAATATCCGCATACTAGATTGTACACTGATGTGTCTCTGGGATTTCTTTGTGATGCAAATTTGACTCAGTTAAAGTTTTTTCAGGAATGGTATGATCAAATTTTTCTGGATAAACAAACTTATCTTGAGAATGTTGATGTTGAAAATATAATGGCTCAAGGAACTAGGACAAGAGAAAGACAGACTAGACTTGCTTATCCTGAAAGTTATACCTGTACAACTAGGATTACTAAGGTTGAATTGGGTACTACAACTGCGAAAAATTATGTTGGGTGGGGTGATAGACCTTCAATTACATATATGTTAGAAGGTTCTTATCCTTATGCTATAGATGCTGTTCCTTTATCTTACGGATCCTCTCAAATTACTAGAGTCACTGTTAACTTTCATTACGTAAGACATTCAGTAATTTTTGCTGACGTGAAGAAAAATAAAAATATAGATACGACGCTAGGTATGAATGATATTCCTTCATCGATTGCTGCTGGTTTCAGCTAGCAAATTCGACTTTTCAATTCCATAAAAGTCGAAAAATTTATCCTGCCCATTTTTCCCTGAAAAAGTCGCTATATATAAATATACGAATTGAATTAGTTTTTATGGCATTACCGAAACTTGGTTATCCTACTTTTGAGTTAGAATTACCTTCTACAGGTAAAACTGTTAAATATCGACCATTTTTAGTAAAAGAGGAAAAAGTACTTTTACTAGCATTAGAGGCAGAAGACGAAAAACAGATTACATCTGCTGTTAAGGATTTAATCAAAAATTGCGTTATTTCAAGAATTAAGGTGGATTCGCTACCTTTGTTCGATTTGGAATATCTGTTTTTGAAGATTAGAGGTGCTTCTATTGGAGAAACCATCACTTTGACTGTAACTTGTCTTGATGATAATGAGACAAAAGCAGAAACACAGATCAATATTGATGATATCGAAGTTTTCAAACCAGAAGGTCATACTAACAAAATTGAGTTAACTGATGAAATGGGTATTGTGATGAAATATCCAAGTATGCAGAGATTCATCGAATTGGACTTTTTACAGAAAGAATTGGACACTGAGGAAGTTTTTGAATTAATCGCTGAAAGCATAGATCAGATATATGACTCTGAAGAGGTATTTGACTCTACAACTACTACAAAGAAGGAATTCCGCACATTTGTTGAAGGACTGACTACTAAGCAGTTTGAGTCAATTCAACAATTCTATCAAACTTCACCTAAATTGCGTCATACGTTTAAAGTAACTAATCCCAATACTGGAGTTGAATCTGAGTACACATTGGAGGGATTACAGAGTTTTTTCGTATAGCACTCTTCCACAATAATTTGGAGGGGTACTATAGAATGAATTTTGCTCTGATGCAGTACCATAAATATAGTTTGACAGAAGTAGAGAATTGGATGCCATGGGAACGTGAAGTTTATATAGCGTTCTTGATGCAATATCTAGAAGAAGTCAAACAAAAGCAACAGGCACAGAATGGCTAGGTACTCGTCAACAGTTAGTGGTGATACAGGATCCTTTATAGCAGGAAAGGTGATGTCTGCTGCTGGTATGGCTAGAGACGAGGCAGCGTCACAAGAGAGGGATAGACAAGCTGGTCTGGAAGTTGCTAATAGTGGTAATTTATTTGGTAAAGCATTAGTAAGTGAATTTGGTGGAGACTGGTTTGCCAGGACAATAGGAACACTCAATCCAAATTCTGATGCTAGAAAAACTGATAGAGCAGCTAGTAAAGCAAGTAGATTTGCTGCAAATTTTCCTAGAA